GCGATCTCCGATCTGGGGTGGAGTGTCGAGGTAGGAGCGGTCTATCTAGGGTCCGACCGTGGTCGGGCCCGATGTAGGACGCTGCTACAGGACGCTGGCCGGGGTGCGAGCCGGGCCCGGCGACCGGGCGATGCAGTCAGAGATCACACGGTCGGCCGCGCGAGCTGCATCGTTGAGCAGGTCGGCGCGGTGGCACGCGTTGCGCCCCCCGGGCCCCATGGCGCCCATGGTGAGCGTGGTCGCCATGCGGTGGTCGTCGGCGGACACGCGCGGCAGTTCGAGCGCGGTGACCGCGAGGACCGCAGCGCGGGCGATGGAGGTTCCTAGGTTGCTCATACATGCGCGGCAGAGGTCAGGCTCAGGGTCCGTCATGCGCGAGATGGTCGCGCGGTCGATGGTTCGGAGCATGCCGGACCCTATTGCTTACCCCGTGCCAGGCTCGCAAACCCGCATAGACGCTAGCAGGCATCGCCCGGGCCCCGTTTCCGCCGTGGCAGAATGGGACATCAGCCGGCCGGCGACCGCGCCAACGTGGCGCGGCTCGAGGTAGTTGCTCCGTTTCGGAGCATGTGGTCTTACCGGGCTGGCCTGGCCAGCGGCCAGCCTACCTAACCCAGTCCAGTAGTTGGGGGCCACAGCCCCCAGCCGCCAGTTGGTGCCATCGGGTCGCGTGGCAGCGTGGCCGGTTAGGTGTGGCCGTTAGGTGGGTAGGTACGGCCCGTTCCGCCTCGCGCCCGCCTAGAATCCTGGCCAGCCTGGTAAGCACCGCTCGGCTTGCCCTGCCTCACCTCGGCCTACCCTGGCCAGCCTAGCCCGGGCCGGCTCGCACCCTGGCCAGCCTGCTAGCAGCTAGGCTCGCGGGCCGGGTCTAGCAGGGTCGCACCGTCGGTGCCGGCGTAGGTTGACCCCACCGGGGGTAGGCCGGTTCACGCCGAGCTCGGGGAGGGCGCCGTACCCGCTCATGAACCCACAACACCAAAATCCGACCCCTAGTCCGACCCGTCCCCTACCACCCCTCATCGCACCGAACCCGTACAACCAGACCACCGGAAAAATCCTAGCCCGGGTGAATCCTGGGCCGACCTGCGGTCTTACGGTGTGCCTGGCGGCCCACCTACGACCCGGGTCAACCTGGCCTAACTGGAAGACCAAGTACTACTGCGTCTACCTGGGAATCGTGTCTGTCAGCCAGCACACCAAACATACCGGTACATGGCACGGTTCTTCCGTGACCAGCAGAAAACGGGAGCGTTCTGTAAGGAGCCATACACTTCATGTGTAGCGGAGCGTACCGAACACGCTCAAGTTGTAAGCAGGACTACAACACGCGAAAAGTCACCGTTGACGAGGCCGGCGCTGTGGGGTACCTGTGATGAAGCTCGACCATCGTTCGACGCGAAACGAGCAGGTCGCCCGAGAGGTGCGGCCCCGGCGCCCTGACTTCCCCCGGTCGGGGCGTTGGTCTTTTCGGGCTGTGTCAAACGGGACACGTTGACACCGGGCTGCGGGCTGGGCAGGATGGCCAAGTCGAACGATGGAACACCCGCGCCTTCCCATCTTCACGAGCTCGGCCACTGCCGACCGTGCAAGCGACCAGCGCGCCGACGAGCAACTTCCGAACGCCTGGGGGTTGGCCTTGTCCCCCGCCCAGGCCGGAGACGGGCTCTCGAGCACCTCCCCCGGGTGCTCGAGCTTGGTTGGTAGAGGGGGCCTCGCGTGGACGCGCATGTCGTGGCTGGGAGGGCGCATCCCTCTGGCGCGGCGCGGGGTGACAGCAGGTAAGTGCGGGACCAACTCGAAGCCCAAGCCGGCCGAGCAGCCGGCGTCGACCCACCCCCCTCGCGCGAGCCTGTAGACGGCAGCCGGGGAAGGACCCCGGAGTCTGGTAGGAGCTGTAGATCCTACCCTTCAAGCCCCAGGAGGAGACTGGGGCCTCACGCCAAGCAGGGAAGCCCTGGGCGAGAGGGGTGGGCCTGCCACGTCCGGAGCAGGAAACTGTGTCCGCTCACCCTCCCCGGGCGATTGACGGCCGGCTCGAGCGTCTTCATGCTGGCCAGGCTGCATTGGGTCTGTGGCACCGGGCGGCTCGCAATGTTGCGGGCCGTTCGGCTTTTCGGAGCAGGATGGTGACCATGAAGCGCAAGAAGCCACCCGCCGGGGCGCCCGCCGGCCTCACCTCCCTCGGGAGCCTCACGCTCTCCCCCGGCGACCAACTCGAACTCGCCGACGGCACGCGGACGGTCTACGTCGGCAGCCTGGCCGGCGGCCACGCCTTCCGCGACGAGGGCGCCGACCGATTCACCTGGCACGACGCCTCGGTCCAGGCCCGGATGGTCCGCAGCCCGAACCAGGAGCGCGCGACGGTCGCTGCGGTGGACAAGGGCGAGCAGGTCGACCCGCTGCTGCGCTGATGTTCAGCTTGACCGGCGCTCGGTCAGGCCGTACAGGTTGAAGGACGGGCCGATGGCCGTGGGTTACCTCGCAAGCAACCCCACGGTCGAGACTCCGCCCGCTACCGGACAAGGAGACTGAGCGTGGCCGAGATCCAGACCCGTCGCACGTTGGACTTGAAGCCCGACCTCTACCGGCGCTTCGCCCTGTACTGCGAGACGCGGAACGTGGCGATGTCCTCGATGCTCGAGAGCATCCTCAAGCCGGCCATCGGGATGCGCGGCCACCAGCCGGCCAAGCGCAAGCCCGAGCAGCCGGCGGTCCGCCCGCGCTGGGTGCGCGGCGGCCTGTCGTACACGCGCTGGGACGCGCACAAGAAGGGCCGGGCGGCCGAGGCGGCGCGCTGATGCCGAAGGGACGCAAGGGGGTCACCAACCCCGCGGTCCGCCGGCCGATGCCGGCCAAGGAGGACGCCATCGTCGGCGACTGCCTGGTGTTCATCAACTCGAAGGTCACCAAGCGGAAGAACAGCCCCCGGCTCTACCCGACCGACGCCGACACCATCCGCTACTTGAAGCACGCCTACGCGATGGGCGAGGCGGCGGCGGTCGACATCTTGAAGCAGGCCAAGGCCATCAACGCGGCGCGCGTGACCGCGATGCTGCCGACCCTGCCGAACAACGTCATCTCCGAGCTCCAAGAGAACATCGCCGAGGCCCGCCGCGCTGGGGACCTGGCCACGGCCGGGCGCTGCCTCATCGCCCTGGGTCGCTTCTGCGGGCTCGACGGTCCGCAGATCAACCCCGAGCAGCAGGTCCGACAACTCTCCGACGCAGCGCTCGAGGCTGCCCTGGAGGCGAGCATCGCCCGCAAGATGGAGCTCATGTCGGACGACGCCTTCGACGACCTGCGCCGCCGCCGCGAGGTGAAGCGGCTGGCCGAGGCGAAGCCGGCTGGCCCGGCGACCGATGGCGAGCCGATCGAAGCCGCCAGCACGCAACGCTGACCCAACAGAACGGACAAGGACATGACCGAAGCCACCCCGGCGACACGCTTCCACTCGGACCACGCCGTCCCCGACGGCCCGCGGCTCCAGGTCTTGTTCCGGGCCGAGGAGCCCGGCGACCGGACCTACATCCTCAAGTGCTGGGACATGGCCTGGCGGGATGCGCCCGAGTGCCGGAACATGGAGGCCGGCAAGTTCTGGAGGATGTTCCAGGCGCTCGTGGTCGGCGGCGAGGGCGTGCTCCAGCGGCCCGATACGCGCGTCCTCATCGGCTGCTCGCCCGAGGACCGGGCGTGGATCTGGTGCTACTGCGTGTTCACGCCGGGCACGGAGGACGTGGCCCCGACCATCCACTGGATGAACGTGCGGCCGACGCTCCGCGACCGCGAGGGTGGCAAGCGGGACATCCGCCGGCACGGCCTCGCGTCGATGATGCTGGCCATGGGCAACGGCTCGACGTGTGAGGGGCCGGGGGTGACGGACCGGCTGACCTACACCTGCAAGCCGGGCCGGGAGACGTACCTGACCAACACGAACGCGACCAAGGCGCGCGAGGTGGAGGCCGACCTGCTCGAAGCCGGCCGGAAGGTCGGCATCACCGCGGCCTACTTTCCGCTCGCGCGGTGGATGGGCGGTGGCCGATGACTCCCTTCTCTCACAAGCTCCGCACCGTCGCTCTGCCCGACGACCTGCACGCCCGCCTCCGCGTCGAAGCCTCGCGCCGGGCCAAGGACGGCGAGGACGTGCGGGCCGTGGCGATGGACCTCGTGGCCGGGCTGCTCGGCCCGTACCTCGACGAGCTCGAAGCGGCCCGCAACTTCCTGGCCGACCGCGACATCAAGCCCGACAACATCCCCGAGCCCACGCCCGCCCCGAGCGACCGGCGCGTACCGACGTTCCCGCGCCGCAAGCGCGACACCCGCCGCAGCACGGCGAGCACCATCGCGGACCGCCGGAAGACGAAGCGGTCCACCAAGCCCGGAGACACCTGATGCCTGTCCTCTACGGAGTCACCTTCCCCGAGCCCATCATGGGCCTGCCCCGCGCCATCCAGAAGGGCATCCCCGGCGACAAGTCGTGGGAACAGTGGCCCGGCTGGTCGGTCCAGGTGAGTGGCAACCGCGTCATCATCGAGCAGCCGGTCATCGACCTCGAAGACCCGAACGTCCAGGGCGTGCCGCCCGCAGCCCGGGAGGAGTTCGACGCCAACAACAAGCCCGGCGCCGACGGCAAGAAGGCATCGACGATGACCCTGTTGTACTCGGTGCCGACCTCGATGTGCGTCATCCTCGACATCGACCTGGACCTCGACGCCAAGTCGTCCCGGGTGAAGACGCCGACGCCGGCCTTGCTCAAGGCGCTGGCCGAGCGGGCGAAGAAGCCGCCGGCCCCGCCGCCGCGCCCGCCCTCGGCCTACGCCGGCCCGGCCCCGACGCCGATGCGGCCCGGTCCGGTGCCGCCCGGCCCGACGCGGCCGGTGACGCCGCCGCCGAGCATCATCATCATGGACGACGAGGACGAGGCCCCGACGCCGTGACCCGGCGCATCGCCATCACCGGCGCTCCGAAGGCCGGCAAGACGACCTACGCCGACCGGCTGGCCAGCCGCCTCGGTGTCGCCGTGGTCCACACCGACGACTACAAGGACATGGAGTGGTCGGAGCAGTCCGCGCACGCGGCGGACGTGATGGCCAAGCCGACGACGGTCTTGACCGAGGGGACGACCGTGCCCCGGGCGCTGCGCAAGATGCTCGAGGCCCGGCCCGAGGTGAAGCCGGTCGACGAGGTGATCGTCGTCCAGCGGCCCGGGGTCACACTGACCGCCGGGCAGGCGTCGATGGCCAAGGGCGTCGCGACGGTGCTGGCCGAGATCCGGCCCGCGCTCGAGGCGCTTGGGGTCGAGTTCAAGACCGTGGTCGAGCCGGCCACCGAAGGCTGATGACCGCGACCGCTCCACTCGCGCTCCTGCTCGCCGAGAAGCTCCGGCGCGAGGAGGAGCGCGCGACCTCGACCGGCCACTACCAGGCACGGTTCACGGAGATGGCGGCCCGCTGCCGGGTGTTCTTCCACCCGAAGCAACGGGCGGCGTTCTGCGGCAAGGCGCTCCGCGTCGCCATCCTCTCGACCCGCCGGGCCGGCAAGACCAACGGCGGCACCCACGAGACGATGGCGCGCTGCCTGGAGTTGCCGAACCAGCGGTGGGTCTACTGCCACGAGACGAAGGACGAGGCCCGCAAGCTCGCCTGGCGCTCGGACGCCCGCGACGGCTGGCGCGACATGGTGGAGCAGTTGGGGCTCGTGGTCGCCCGGACCGTGCTCGAGTTCAACCGCGACCGCGACACCGACGTACTGATCAGCGAGGACGACCTCTCCATCGACTTCCGCAACGGCTCGCAGCTCGTCATCTTCGCGGCCGACAAGGACTCGGCGGCCGACAAGTTCCGAGGCGGCGAGAAGAACGGCATCTGGGTCGACGAGGCCCAGGGGTTCGCCCCGCTGACCTACTTCGTCAACGACGTGGCGGCGAAGACCCTGGCCAAGCCGAAGGGGATGCCGCCGGGCGTGCTCTGGGTGTCGGGCTCGCCGCACCGCTCGCTGTCAGGCGAGTTCTACGAGATCACCCGCGACCCGATCAAGCAGGGCCCGCGCCGGGTCGGCTGGGATGTCCACGAGTTCTCGGTCGTCGACAACCCGTACTTCGGCGCGACCAAGGAGGAGCGGTGGGCGGCGACCGCGGGCGTCGAGCTCGCCCTGAACGGCTGGCCGGCGAACGACCCGCCGTCGCAGTTCCTCCGCGAGTGGGGCACGCCCGACGGCAAGGTCATGTGGACGACGGAGGACACCCTCCACGTCTTCTGCGTCCACCAGAAGCCGCCGGCCGAGTTCGGCCCGGTCTGCGTGGACGTGGACGGCAGGTACGACCACGGCAAGGCCCTGACCCACCTGCCGCCGTCGGTGGCGACCTCGCCGACGACCGTCGAGCCGATCAACTGGTACTTCGCCCTGGGCATGGACTTCGGCTACGAGGACCCGTTCGCCTACGTCATCTGGGCGTTCTCGCCGCAGATCGCCGACATCTTCGAGATGGCGTCGTGGAAGAAGGAGCACCTCCCGTCCGACGAGATCGAGGACATCGTGCTCGGCATCTGGGGACAGACCGCCTCGGTGCTCGTGAGCATCCGGGCGGACTCGGGCGGGTCGATGGCGAAGAACACGATCGTCGGCTGGCAGGAGAAGCTCAAGATCCCGATGGAGCCGGCCGACAAGCAGGGCAAGGACACCTGGGAGGATCTGTTCAACGGCGAGCTCTGGGCGTCGCGCGTCCACTTCCGCAAGGACTCGGCGCTGCTCTGCGAGCTTCGGGAGTTGCAGTACAAGGTGAAGCAGGGCAAGCGGGAGATCTGGAAGAACCGCGTGGCCAACGGGGTCATGCACGGTGACCACTGCATCGACGCCGGGTGCCGGTACTCGTACCGCGACCTCGTGAGCCGCCGGACCGAGTTCCTGCCCCGGGCGCCGATGACCGAGGCCGAGTTGGCGAAGGCCGAGGAGCGTCGGCTCCTGACGGGCCTTGACGCCGGCCCGGCGAGCTACGACAACCACGAACACGGATGGTGACGGACATGCCGATGATCGACCCGAACGACTACGACACGATGGTTCCGCCGAAGCCGCCCGAGCGCCCCGTCGTCCACGCGGGCGAGGTGGCGGCCAGCCTGTTCAACGACCTCGGCCTCGCCTTCCGCCGCATCCAGGCGGCCGACGCCTTCGAGGCCCGGGTGATGGCGGCGGTCAAGAGCCCGCGGGACTGGCTGCTCCTGCGCGACGAGTTGAACACGGCAAAGGCCGTTGTGGTCGGCGAGGAGCCGACGCCGTGAACGACGACCGCCACCTCTGGCACGTCATCAACCGCACCAAGCGCAAGCCGCCGACCACGGCCGAGGAGCGCCAGCGCAATCTCGACGAGTACCTGGAGAGCCTGTGACGTTCCCGGCCGGCTACCGCTGCATCGAGTGCGAGGCGCACGGCGATGGCGAAGGAGACGACGGGCACGCGGCCAGGTGCGGCCAGCCAGTGCGCGACCGCGCCGCCGACCGGCAGGCGTGGAACAACGCGCTGGCCGACATCATCCCGGCTGGCGGGCAGCCGGACCGCTACAGGTACAAGCGGGTCGCGATCGACGATGGGTGGAACGGCCATCGCCCGATCGACCCGATGCCGAACCCGCTGTCGCTCGCCAACCACGCCGAGATCAACCGCGTCCTGCGGGAGCGCGTCGAGGCCGAGGAGGCGTGGCTCGGCGCCATCCTCGCGTCGCTCGGCCTGCCACTGGACGCCGCGACGGCGGCGCGGTGTCTGCTGGAGACGTGCACCGACCACCCGTACCCGCCGGGCGGCGGCCTGCACTACCGTGCCGTCCTCAAGCTCGACGGCGCCATCGTCGGCCCGCCGTTCGTCTGGACCCTGACCTGCGTCATCGAGGCACCATGAGCAACGAACCCGGACCCCCTGTCGTCCGCACCGGCCCCACGCTGCACTACGAGCAGAAGGACTCGGGGCCGCTCGTCGAGGCGACCAAGGACCTGCTCATGTTCATGCGGGTCAACGGCTTCGCCTGCGAGCACCTGGAGGTCACCGACAAGGGCGTGCTCCTGGGCAAGCTCACGGACCACTACCTGAGCCGCCCGCAGGCCATGCGCCCGCAGACCCCGGCGACCCCGGCCCCGAGCTACGACCACGACTTCCCGAACGAGTGATGTAGGATGGCGGGCATGAGCACCGGCACAGTCGAAGTGACCCTGGGCGACGCCCCCGGCAGGAAGGGCGCGGTCGTCGCCAAGAACCTCGACGGTCGCTTCTGGAAGCACCCGCTGCCCAAGGACGACTGCAAGCCCCAGGACATGCCGGCGGTCCACAAGACCGCGGTGCCCTGGGCCGAGGCGTTGTGGAAGTGCTGGCGCCCGCTCCGTCGGCGCGACCGCGAGCACGACGCGATGTACGAGAACCGCGAGTTGCGGATGATCGCCCAGGGCGGCCAGTCCTCGACGATGAAGTGGCTCGAGTCGGTCGGCTTCGACACCTCGGAGTTGTTCGTCACGACCGGCATCGTCGACACCTTCGCGGCCCGCATGGTCCGGCGGAAGACCATGCCGATGTTCGTGGTCGACGACGCCGAGTGGACGCTCAAGAGCCAGGCCCAGGAGTTCCGCCGCTGGCTGCACGGCAAGCTCCGCGAGTGCGACTTCGAGGCGCTGTACCCGCAGGTCGTGATCGACATGCTGGTCCGGGGCGACGGGCTGGTCTACTGCGACGAGGGCGACGACGACGTGTTCGTGGAGCGCGTCCACCGGCGGGAGATCCTGCTCGACCCCCACGAGGTCAAGATGGGCCCGGGGGCCATCCGCACGATGTACCGCTACCGGGCGGTCAGCCGGGACTCGCTCATCGAGAAGTGGCCCGAGTTCCGCAAGGAGATCGAGGCCGCACCCGAGTCGACCTCGGTCACGACCGAGTGGGCCGAGCGCGGCGCCGACCTGCTGTCGAACGAGAAGGAGGTCGGCACTCGCGATGTTGTCGACCTGATCGAAGCCTGGCACCCGCCGGCCAAGGAGCCGATGCCGGGCGAGCCCTGCGACGGCCGCAAGTTCGTCGGGCTGGCCAACGTCACCCTCTGCTACGAGGAGTGGCGGGACACCGACTTCCCGTTCGCCCGCTTCCCGTGCTTCAAGCCCCAGGAGGGCTACTGGTGTACGGGCGTCGTCGAGCGGCTGCGCCGCATCCAGTTGTCGATCAACCGGATGGTCCGCAACCTGGACATGAACGTCGAGGTCGTCGGGCGCGGCATGTGGATGGTGCCCGAGCAGTTCGACATCCCGACCACGATGCTGTCGGGCTCGCGGCCGTTCAAGCTGACCTACAAGGGCCCCAAGGAACCGCACTTCACGGCGCCCGAGCCGTTCAGCGGGCAGGCGTTCTCGTACCTCCAGTTCAAGATCGACCAGGCCCACAACCTCGTGGGCTCGGCGCAGTGGTCGGCCCAGGGCCGGTCGCCGCTCGGGGCCGGGGCCTCGGGCGTCGCCATCGACACGATGGAAGACCTGCTCTCCGACCGCCACGCGGTCATGGAGGACCGGGTGGCCATCGGCCGCATCGGCGTGGCGCAGTGTCTCTTGTCGGCCGCGGGCCGGGTCGCGGCGCGGATGGAGGAGGAGGAGTACGAGGCGCCTGACGAGGACGACGAGAAGGACAACGACGACGAGGACGTGGAGTACGCCGACGGCGAGACGCTGATCCGCAAGGGCAAGCAGAAGATGCTCAAGCGGAAGAAGCCGTACCTCTCGACCTGGATGGACAAGGGCGTGCTCGAGCGGCTGGACTGGCACAGCGTCTCGATGACCCGCAAGCAGTACCGCCTCCAGATGGAGCCGGTCGGCTTCATGCCATCGACCCGGGCCGGCAAGCTCGCGGCCACGGCCGAGCTCATCAAGAACGGGGTCATCGCGCAGAACCAGGCGCAGGATCTCTACGACGAGCCGGACCTGGCCCACCTGAACCGCTTGCAACTCGCCCCGCAGCACAACAACGAGCGGATGTGCGAGCAGGTCGGGATGCTCAACAAGCCGATGCCCCGGCCGTGCGAGTACCACGATCTGGCCGGGCTGCTCGCGATGTGCCGGCAGTACTACAACCGGGCCGAGAACGAGATGGATCCGGTCAAGCACGCCCGCGAGCGGCAGCAGGTCTTGCTCCGGTTCATGGACTTCGGGGACGCCATCATCGCCTTGCAGGACGTGATGGCGGCCAAGGAAGCCGAGAAGGCCGCGAAGATGCGGCGCGAGGCCGAGGCCGCGCTTCCGCCCCCTGGCGGCGGCGCTCCGGGCGGTCCGATGCCGCCCGATGGCGGCGGAATGCCGCCGGGACCGATGGACCAGGGGATGCCACCGCCCGGGATGGGCGCACCGATGATGCCGCCGGTGGCCGCAGCGCCTCCGATGGCCTGACCAGAAACGGAGAACCATGAGCGGACTCGAAGTCGACCTCGTGCCCGAGGGCACCAACGGCCCCCAGGGCTCGTCACCCATCACCCGGCAGACCGTGGAGGTGGTGTTCGACACCGCCAAGCCCGCCAACGGCGCTCCGGCCAACCCGAACACGGACGCGGGCATCAGCGGGCGCATCGCTCGAGGCGTCGCAGCGCTCCAGGCGGCCGGTGGAGGCGTCGGGAAGGTGCCGTCGGCAGCTTCCGAGGCCGCTGGGAAGGCCGCGGAGCCCGCGAAGGCGGTCCCGGGCCTCGATGTGGAGGTCGAGGGCGCCGAAAAGGCGGCCGATGGAGCCGAAAAGGCCCCGATCGATGCCGATCCGGCGGCGGATCCGGCCGAAATCGACGCGGCGGCGGCGCTACCGCCCGAGGTGGCCCAGATCCAGGCGGATCTGGCGCTCGCGCGAGCTCAGATCGACACCCTGTCGGCCGGGGACCTGCCCGACGAGGAACGGACCGCATGGATCGACAAGCCGGTGGACTGGATCCGTGGCCTCGTGGCCCAGCGGTTGGGGGTCCCGGCGAACGACCCGAAGGTGGCGCAGGCGCTCGGGCACTTCCAGTGGGAGTTGACACTGGACAGCCTGGGAGTGGAGAATCTGCCCAAGGACCTCAAGGAACGGAACGACACCGAGCACGCGCAACGCCGTCAGGCGCTCGCGGAGACGGCCCGGGTCGCGCAGGGAGCGGCGAAGACTGCCCGAGAGGGACGCGAGTCCGACCGGCAGTTCATCGGCAAGGCGTTCGACGCCGCCCCTGACAAGTACCCCTACGCGGCTACCGGCGCGGAAGTCCGGCTCGGTGGGATGCACGGGGGAGACGCTGCGGTGTACTTGTGGAAGCAGGCGCTCGAGGCCGGCACCATCAAGAACGCAGGCAGCCCCGAAGCGAACGCGCACAAGGCACTCCGACTGTACAACGAGTTCTGCAAGACCAAGCTGGGCAAGCTCCCAGCCAAGAACGCCACCCCATCCCCGGCGAGTACGCCGGCAGCCTCGAAGGAGGCGGCACCTGGAGCGAGGAAGGCGACCACGGTCACCTCCAAGCAGGCAGCATCCGCCCCCGCAGCGAAGACGACGGTCGCCCCGGCCGCAGCCCCCACGGGCCCCAGGGTCATCGACGTGAGCGACATGCAGGGCCGGAACCGGCGCATCGCCGCTGTCTCGCGCAAGCACTTCGGCAAGTAGCCAAACAGTCGGCGGCGTCCGACCCGGGAAGATGGAGGTGGCGATACCGAGCGAGGTATCGACGATGGCCACTTCTCTGACCGATTGGGAGCCAGTTCTCAAGGAGATGTACCCCCACGAGGAGGTACTCTGCATGGCGTTCGCCAAGAACGTGCTGCTCGGCACCTTGCCGAAGGAGCGTTCGGGCGGCGACTACTACGTCCAGCCCGTGTGGACCCAGGCGCCGGGCGGCGGCTCGGCCAACATGACCTCGGCCAAGGCCAACGGCTACGGGTCGAAGTTCAGCAAGCTGAACATCACCCGCATCCCGATGTTCCAGCGGGTCGCGGTCAACGCCCACCTCCTGGCCGCGGGCGACCGCAACGAGGAGACGGTCAACAAGGTCAGCAAGGAGTTCGACGCCGGCTTCAAGGAGCTCGCGGCGAAGGTCAACCGGCGGCTGTACCGCTCGGGCACCGGCAGCATCGGCCGGGTCAAGGGCAACACCACGGTCGCCGGCACGACCATCTACCTGACCGACAAGGCCGACGCCTGGAACGCGCAGATCGGTGACAAGATCCGGTTCTGCACCACCGACGGCGGCGCGCTCCACGCGGGCGGCACCAGCGGCACCACCGCGGCGACCATCACCGCGGTCGACACCGTGAACGGCACCTGGACCGCGGGCACCGCGGACCTGTCGGCCGAGCAGCAGATGGCGGTCGGCGACTACATCGCGCTCGACGGCGACGGCGCCGACGGCTCGACCAACGTCTGCCTCGCCGGGCTCGAGGACTGGCTGCCGGTCACCAACCGCGACACCAAGCTCGCGGCGTCGTTCTTCGGCCTGACCCGCTCGACCCGCCCGGAGCGGCTGGGCGGCGTCTACGTGGACGGCACCCAGGGCAACGGCAACTCGAACGACATCCTGATCAAGCTCATCACCGAGGTCAGCCGGCAGGAGGGCGAGACGGACCTGGTGCTCTGCCCGACCGACTTCCTGACGGACCTGACCCGCGAGTGGGCCAACATGAAGCTCGGCTGGCAGAACGCCACCGTGTCGGCTCGCCAGGGCGACCTGGTGATCTCGAAGCTCTACAAGGGCATCCAGGCGTTCGTCGCCGGCCGCGACGTGACCATCATGCCGGACCGCCACTGCCCGTCGAACCGGCTGTACGCGCTCCAGACCGACACCTGGACCCTGCGCCACGCGGGCCCCGGCATCCCGTTCTTCGCGAACGAGTTGACCGGCGGGCCGATGCTGCGCGAGGCCACCTGGATCACCGGCCAGACCGACATCGAGGTCGAGGCGTGGCTGGCGGGCTACGGCCAGCTCGGCTGCGAGCGCCCCGGGCACAACGGCGTCGCCAAGCTGCCGATGCTCTAACCCGAGGGGCCCAAGGAGAACACCATGTACGCCATCCAGAACCGCCAGTACCTCTCGGTCATCGCGACCACCGGCGCGGACATCCACTGCGCCGTCACCTACCGCGACTCCGGGCTCGGCCGGGGCCGCACCCGCACCAAGCTCACCGCGATCACCGCGGCGAGCGCGACCCCGGGCACCGCCATCCTGGGCGCGGCCACCGCGCAGGCGGGCGGCGTCGACTCGGCGCAGGCCAGCTTCGAGGTGACCAACATCTCGATCCGCAACATCGACACCTCGTCGCAGACGGTCACCGTCTGCATCGTGGAGGTCGCCGAGGACGGGACCCAGACCGTCTACCAGCTCTACAAGGAGACGATCGCGACCGCGCAGGAACTCGTGTTCGAGGAGAACGCCGGCTGGGCGCTCTCGACCCACAGCGCGATCGGCGTCCTGGCCCGCATGATCGCCCCGGCGGACGTGGCCAACTCGACCACGACCCCGGCCGACATCACCGGGCTGACCTACCCGGTCCTGAACGGCAAGAACTACCGCTTCCGGGCGGTCATCCCGTACAGCTCGGCGGCGACCACCACCGGCTCGCGGTTCATGACCAACGGGCCGGCGATCACCAAGCTGAACGGCACGAGCACGTACACCATCGACGCGACCACGCAGACGGTGAACTTCTTCACCGCCCACGGCGTCCCGGCGGCGGCCAACGCGAGCTCGCTGGCCACCGGCAACGTGGCCATCGTGGAGGGTGAGTTCACCCCGTCGGCGGACGGCACCTTCGCGATCCAGTTCGCGAGCGAGGTCGGCGCCTCGGCGATCACCGCCCTGGCCGGCTCGACCCTCGAGATGGTCCAGCTCTCGTAGTGACCACGGCGGCGCCCTCGGCCGCCTGACGTTCGCCCTTCGGGGCCATTGCGGGAGTTCAGGGAGAGCACCCTGACCGGCCTCATAAGCCGACACCCAACTGGGCAAGCCGTGCGACTCGGCCTTCCGCTACCAGCACACGCAGCCGATAGGCTACCCTCCTCACCATGCCAGCCTTCACCCTCACGGCCCTGTTGGCGCGGCTCCGTCGGAAGGGGAACTACCCCAACACGGGGAACCACCCCGCGTCGCCGATCAGCGACACCTTCTTGACGGAGGAGTTGAACGGCGGCATCGCCGAGTACGAGAACATCCTGGACCTCCGCTGGGAGGGATACCGGGACAAGACCGGCACGGTGTCCACGGTCGCCAACACGGCGACCGCTGCGCTGCCGTCCGACTTCAAGACCCTGCGGTCGCGACCGTGGATCGCCAATGGCGACGTGCCGTGGACGCTGCGCCGGCTCAACCCGGACCAGACCCACGCCTACTACAACCAGCGGGCCATCCCGACCGGCTACATGATCGTCGGGTCCAACTTCGAGTTCTTCCCGACCCCGAACGCGGTCTACACGGTCAACCTGCGGTACGTCCCGAGCTCGACCGTGCTGGTGAGCGGGTCGGACTCCATCACCATCCCGAACGGGTGGGAGCGGTACATCATCGAGATCGCGCTCCTGGCCGTCGACCAGCAGCAGCAGCGGTCGATCCAGGACCGGATGGGTGTCCTCCAGCGGCTCGAGGCCGAGGTCATCGCAGCGGCGGCCGACCGCAACGTGGCCGAGCCCGAGTACATCCCCTTCCCCGGCGAGGGTGACCGCAGGTACTTCCTGTGAGCGGCGTCGTCGCCGGCAAGCGCCGGGTCCGCAACGTCGTCCAGCCGGTCAGCCTGCCGAACCTGGGCAGCGCCGACCTGGACAGCAACATCGACACCCGCATCCAGCGCGGGTTCGACGAGCTCGAGAAGGCCGTCAACGGCCTCGTGACCGTCGTCCAGGGCAACGTCGACCTCGGGAACCTCGACTGATGGCCGGCAAGACCCTCCAGTTGCGGCGCGGGACGACGGCGAAGAACGCCGTCTTCAAGGGCGCGTCCGGCGAGGTCGTGGTCGACACGGACCTGAACGTCCTGCGCGTCCACGACGGCACCACGGTCGGCGGACATCTCGTCGGCGGCGGCAGCGGCGGCGTGACCGACGGCGACAAGGGCGACGTGCTGGTGAGTGGCTCGGGCACGGCCTGGGCGGTCCAGTCCCTCGCGGGCGTCCCGTTCGGCACGGCGGCGACCACGGACGCGACGGACTACGCGGCGGCGGCCCACGTCCACACCGAGGCCGAGGTGACCGGCCTGGTGGCGGACCTCGCGGCCAAGGCACCGCTGGCCTCGCCGACCTTCACGGGCACGCCCGCTGGGCCGACGGCGGCCCCGGGCACCAACACCACGCAGATCGCCACCACGGCGTTCGTGACTGCTGCGGTCGCCGCGGGTGGCGGTGGCGGTGGCATCGACGACGCCCTCGCGCTGGGGGCGCTGCTGTGAACCTCACCGCGACCACCCACACG